CCAAACCTCTTGATTGTCTGGTCAGTGAACGGAGATTCCAAGTCATGGGTTACTATCTCAATCCTCTCTTTGTAGGTTGAGACAATCTCTTGAATCCTCTCAGGGCAACCCTTGTGTTTCCACGAAGCTACACCAATAACATAATAGTCGGTGTTGAGCATAACGTGTTCCAGGAAGTGTGAGCCTATGAACCCCCCGATACCTGTTACCAGTAGCCTAGTCTTCATGGTCTTTTTTTACGTTATCAATGTTTGCAAGGAAAGCATTTGCTCTATCAATAATCTCTTTATGTGACCATAGTCTGGCACTCATTCCATTTGGGAATACATACCTGTGAGTATCGTCTCTATCTTCTCTTATTTCATCAGTAGATACTGGTGGTAGGTCATAGTTTGTTCCCTCGTAAAAGATATTAGATAGTCCTCCTCTATTTGGGTTTTCAACTACAGTGAAATTAGGGTCAATAGCCTGCAGTTCTTTTTCTAGTTCTTTACTTGTCATGTAGTTTTTCAATAGTTGCTAAAGCGTTCTCTAAGAGTAGGAATGTAACGGCTGATATGCTCATTACTGAACGAGATTCAATCTTTATCTTCTGGCTATAAGGCTTGTCGTCATGCTTGAACGAGTATGCTAAAAAACCATTGTTGAATATCATCTCAATATCCTTCCCTTTCAGTGTGAAAGTGTTTATTTTCATATATATTTTATTAAGATTGCCTACAGAATGTGTGGGAGGCTTTGTTCTGCGAGAGCCTCCCACAGACAATCCTAATTATTATACCATAAAGGTATCAATTAACTAAGCTGTTGAGGACCCATCTGATGCTCCTGTCTTCAGGTCTATAATCCAACTCGAGTTCAATACCTTAGCAACGAATGGCATCTTCCATCCGACTGTTGAGTACTGGTCGATAGGGTTAGAAGTATCGTTTGAACCAGGGTTCTTCACATACACCTTAGGTGCTGAGTTTGAACCTAGATTAACTACACCGTAAGCGTGCGCTCCGAAGAAGAAGTTGTCATACACGTTTGCAACGTTTGCTGCAGATGTAGAGAATCCTCCTGTAAGAGTAAACGCCTGGTTGTTAGTTTCAACGAACTCTACTCCATGCAACTTACCTACAACTCCTCGCTCAATAGCTTCGGATGTTGTATATCGGTGTGCATCAAGCCATTCTGAGTTTCCCATCAAGTCCATAGCTGTGTATGGTCCGATGATAGAACGGTACAGTCCGCTATCAAACTTAGGTGCTTTGTTGTTCTTAAGTGTTCGCACAACTCTTCGAATTTCAAGACCTGTAAGTGTGTCTGATGTGTGGATAGTAGAAATCGCAGTAACTGACCCAGCTGCTCCTCCAGTAGATGTAGAAACCAACACTACAGTTGCGCTTGCTTTAATCTCTGTTCGGATAAGTGTGTCAATTGATTCTCCTGCGTTCTGTCCGTGTACTGAGATATGTTCCTTTAGACCTGTTTCAATAGATGTCATTGAATAAAGTGAACCAACTGTTGTATATGCTCCGTAATCAGCAAGTACCGCAGATACAGTTGCTGCTGTCATATCAACAGCTGTTGGGTTTACAGCTTCAGAAAGAGCTGTAGTAACGATTGCCAAAGGTGAGAACCGTGTAAAGTACACAGTTTTACCTGAGTTCATTGGGATGTTTTTAGTATCCGCTCCGAAATCGTGTCGGAGTTCAATCTTAGCTCGCTCGAGGAATACTCGGTCGTAGAAGATTTGCATTGTGTTTGTCAATCCAGGGTTCGACCCCTGGGCTAGTGTTGTTGTTGACATTAGTAGTGTTTATTATCCTATTCCCCTGTGTTTGGAAGTATTTTCTCTAATTCCTTTGAACTCATATTCTTGAGTTGCTCAGGAGTATATTTTCGTTCAACCTCTGACATTCCGCTAGTGTTTGTGGTTTCGCTGGCAGCAGACTCGATGGCAGCTTGTTTTTTCTTTTGCCCTAAAGCAAGAGATACAAGTGAGTTTTTGTCATTGAGAGTTTCTGCTCCACCGTTGTTCATAATGAACGCTACATCTTCCTTGGAATGTCCTTGAAGCCGAAGTTCAAATACTTCGTCATTGAGGTCTATAGGTTTGGTATTAAATTTTTTAGGCTCTGGCTTCTGATTTTTTAAGTCTTTAGCTGTTGCCTCTGCTTTTTTAGCTCGTTCGAACAGTTTTTTATTCTGTTCTTCAAGTCGGGCATTCTTTTCTTCAATTGTTTCGCCCTCAGGAATTTCAACAGTTTCCTCATCTGCCTCGTTTGTAGAGTCGAGATTCTCAGTATATTCTTCGTTCATATAAGCTATGAATTAAGTGGTTTATAGAGTTTTCCTTCTCGCGGCGAGGGGTTTAAATGAGCTTTTCCTCCCCTATAAGCTCAACAGTCTATTTCTGCATGTATTGGTTCTGTCCTGCTTCTGGTACTTCCTGCCGTACGTTTGGATATTTGTACTTTGCAGAAAGGTTTGGTCCAGTTGCTGTATCTCCTGTTCCATCGTAGTAAGAAATCTTCTTACCGTTTGCACTTGATGGGACAATCATTGTTACTCCTTTTTTGTACTGTGGAACACTTACTCCGTTTCCTACAGGTTTCTTTGTGTTTAGTGATGGCATGTTATTTAAATGGATTTGTAGCCTTTGCTAGTGGCCTGCTAATAATTCCTGACTCTTGTAAGAACTTCGATAACTCGTTGTATAAAGCTATTTTGGCTCTCAACTCTGCTTTGAACTCCCCAGGTGGACGTTCCCAGTCCAGTTCGTTCATATCAACCAAAGGCTCAATGAACAGTCGGAGTTCATCTTCGACCTTTTCCCAATCTGGGTCAGCAAAGAATTTTGTTTTGATTTCGTTATTCATTATGCTTGTGGTTGTTGTAGTTGCTGCTGTTGTTGTGGTTGTTGTTGTAACTGCTGTTGCTGAACTGCTTGCTGTTGCTGGTTAGCTTGGTCATCTGCTAAGTCTAGCTCGGCTGTACTCACTCCAATCTTCTCTGCGAACTTAAAGTATAGAAGCTTCAATCGTGGGTCTTGTAGGATTGCTGGGTTACTTGCTAGGTCGCCAATTACTTTTTGCAGGTTGCTTGCCATAATTTGTGGGTCTGCCTGTTCATTATCAATGATGAAGTCGAACTCAAACTGTACATCATCATAGAAAGCATCTTTGAGCTTAACAAACCTATTCTGTCCTAGTTTCTTATGCTCTGATACGAACTTCCGCTTAGCCGCATCAACTTCTTCCGCTGTGATGTTGTGACCATTAAGGATTCGTGACTTGATGAACTCGTTAGCATAAAGCTCTGACCCCATGTTATCTAGTTTCATAAGCTCCTGCGGTGAGCCTGTGAACCTCATTATATGTTCCTTAGTTAAGTCTCGCATCAACTGAGGGAGTACAAGCTCATTAAAGAAGTCTCTGATTCCTAGTGCAAAGTTCTCTCTCTTAAAGGCGAACACTGATGAAGCTTGAGCGTTAGCAATCTGCACTACTCCAAGAGGTGTTGATGATGGTGCTGTTTCCCCCCTTACTGCTTCATAAGAGAATGTAAGCTTATCTGCTTGAGATAGGTAACTTGATTCCTCTGAGTCAAAGGCTTGCAGGTTACGCTCTTCGTTAGCTACGGGTGTTATTCCATTCACTGATGTGAGTAAGTCACCACTTTCAAGGTCAGTAAGCACGTTCTTAACAAATGTCTTGTCAGCAGTTTGGAACAAGTGAATAGATGAAATCTCCATAGAGATTCGCTTCTGGTTCTTTAGTTCGTTAATTCGTACCTGTGTGTCAAAGAGCTGTTCTACTACTCCCCTACCAAGCCAACGTCCTTTCTCTCGTGCATAGTGGAAATCTTGATATGGATATTCTTTTTTCCATTCTCCTTTGAACAGGATTACTCCCAACTCACCTACTGGTTGACCCTCACTGTTTTGTTCTTGTTCGTCTGCTCCAGCTACTATGAATACTGATTTCACCATCTCATCCCCTCCGCTTCCTAGCCACCATGCAGGGACTTCACCATATCGTTTATATACTTTGACGTACGGTGTCGATACTTGTTGGTTTACATCTCCTCTTAGGTCTTCAAATGGACTCTCTGCTTTCGTTGAACCAAACCTTTCAATAGCTATGTCTTTGTTTTCCCATGACGTTTCCCTTAGTTGGGTTGGTGTCATGTAGTGAATCGTTGTAATGAACCGTGAGTTCTTTATCTTATCAACACTTGGGTCAAGAATTAGTCGTCTTATATCTACTACTTCTGCACCTTTCTTAGTCTTCTCGACAACTACTGAACCGTATACTGGTAGCTCTTCTGCAATCTGATTGAGTATCTCTCCGAACTCTGAGTCTTTGAGCCATACCTTTAGTTCTTTTTCAAGTAGGTACGTTGAAAAGTCTGACTTAGGATTAAGAGGCCATAGTCTGATGTTCTTTGTATCTATGTCGAGCATCTTTGTAGCTACATCACAGGGAGGGGTTACAATATTAAAAAATAGTTTCTCTCGCCCTAGATAAGTATTTCCGTCTTCAAACTTTGAATTATAATAAAGTTGCGCACGTTTGATTGTTTCGTACTGGTTAAACGAGTAACCAGGAGAAGGAGCGATGAAAGCATTAAAGAAGTCATTGTTCTCTTCTCTTATTTGTGAATATATAGTTTCTGCCATACCACAATAATACCAAATGTGTCAAAAGGTGAGATAATATTATACACTTATACATAAAATAACCTTATTTAAGGCAGTGTCTTGGTATTTTTGTTCACACTAGACTTGAGGTTCTTAGTCAGCTCTTTGATTATACTCCATTCTAATTCCTCAAAGAAAGAGGAAACTACTATACATGCACCGTTATCAAAGACCTTTTTAGCCTTGTGGTAGACATCGCTCCTCCATATCCACCTATCCATAGACTGTCTGCTTATCTTTGAGCCTGTCTTGATATGATACAGGTCGCATACTTCCTCTGTAGTGAAGCCTACAAGTTTGTATCTCCTGTAGATTAGATTCCAAAGACCATGAGGTTGTTTATATTTCTTTGCAAACCTCTTATCAGGGTCAATGGTGAACAGATGAGATTTTCTTAGGTCTAAAATCATTTGAAAGACTTAGGTGTTA